AATACCGCCAACAAGCAGGCCCCTGTAACCTGTATTCTGATAAAAGTAGTCGCAGGTTCCTGTGGCGTTCGAGCCTCCGGTGAGCGTCTTGGGAACCGCAGGGTCCCCCTCCATCTCGCCCAGATATCCGTTTGCAATCGGAAGGCCCGTAGCATGGCGGGTGTAGTTTCCGATGGTTGCAGGCACCGTGATGGCCGCGTACTTGGCGGGGTCGAAGGTGTAGAACAGGCCGTAGCCGGTGGTCGCCATGGTGATTGTGCCTGCGACGTTGGTCCTCGAACCTACGACGTACTTGCCGGCATCGGCGGTGACGGTCACCACATTGGCGTTCACAGTCGCACCAACATCGGCAAGCGCATCGATGGCGGCGGCAAGCGTTGCGGCATCGCTCCAGTCGGTACCCTTGGTGAGGGCTGTTCCGTTGACGGTAACCACATCCGTGTCTGCGGCAGAGGCAACGTCGAAGGTAAGGGCCGTGTCGTGCTTGAACGCACCGTCCACCCACTCCCACATATTGCCCCACAGGTCCCAGATGCCGAAGAAGCTTACAGGAACCCGTCCGTTGGTTCCGATATATCCGCTCTCGTTGCCCATGGCGATGAGGTTCTCCTCGCTCACCACCTGAGCGCAGTGCCAGAGCACGTCGTTGAGCGATGTGGTGAATGCGGCCCCGTCCACGGTGATGGTGGTGTTGCCAGCACTCGGTGTATCAACTGCACTTTTTTCCGTAATCTTGCGGCTGTGGAATCGTGCAGCGTTTCCGAGGGAGGTCCCAAGGGATACATACTCTCCCACGTTGTAGAGTGCAGCCGTGGCGTTGGATACAACGACGGTGTTTACGCTCTCGGTGGCGGCGGTGACCTTGTCGTCGGCGCTGTAACGCATGGCCTCGCAGCCCTTGCCGACCACCCCCTGGCTATCCCACGATGCGGCGGCCATGAGGAAGATCTTGCGCAGGTAGTCACGAAGCGCAAGGTCGGCCAATCCCCATCCGGTGCCGATTGCGTTGGAAAGTCCGCGGAAGCCAGAGGCGCCGTACATGACAATGCTGTGATGCGGTGCGGCATCGGGCTGGCTCTGGAGTTTGGTTCCACCCGAAGCGAGCGACGCCTTGAATGCGGACACCCAAACACCGTCGCGCTCTTCGCTGGTTGCGTAATCGAAGAACAACGGGTCGACGGCGTAACCGGGCCGCTGGTATGCGCTGAACTCGTAATTGTAGACCGATACCTGCCGATAGTAGGTTTTCGGCAGCCAGACCATCACCTCGCCCTCCGCCTCGGCGAATCCCGGCTCGTCAATCCACTTCTGGACCTCGAATGCCGCGTTGATTTTGGCGGTGCGTATCTTGTTGTAGGGGAACTGGAACCGGATGTCGGTCAGCGGGTAGGGGTCGGTATTGATGGACCCCGCGTTGACGCGGAAGGTCTTGCCCCCGTTGCTGAGCTTGCGCGTACCCGTCACGGTTGCGGGCATCGCGGTGAACTCGATGCCGAGGTCCTGCTGCTGGGATGCGAGGATGTAGTCGATCGTAACCTTCAGCTCGTCGAGCGCGGCCTTCAGCGTGACTGCGGTCAAGCCGCTGTCGCTGTTGTCGTAGGTGGCGCCCTCTGCCGTATCCTTGATCATCTTGAGCACCGAACCGGTAAGGCTTACGAGACCGTTGAGCGTATTGACCGCCGTCTGCAGTGCGGCCAGATTTTCCGTGGTCCATCCGGTTCCTTTGATGACGGCGATGATGTCTGCAAGCTCCTTGATGTTCTTCGGAGCCCCGATGCGGGTGATGGAAGTGCTGGACGTGCTGTCGAGCACATCGGTTACGCGCAGCTTCCTCGGTTTGTTTGTCAGCTTCATGGTCTTACTATCCTCCAGTTTACCTTCACGGCAGCGCTGCTGTCGCCGTTCTTGATCTCGAACGCGGAAACACCCCACTTGCCCTGGACAACCTTGCTTACAGCGTTGGGTTCTGCGTCCATTGCAATCGGTGTGTACTCGTCGGACCTGATGTCGTCCTCGGTGTCGGTGATCTCGGATACAGTGTAGGATTTCGTTCCCTCGGATGGGACGATTACCCCGATGATCGACGGGAACCCGTGCGTCCAGATGATGCACGATTCCCCTGCAGCCAGTGTGGTGGATCCGAAATAATCGAACCCGCTTGTCGCCTTGCGATTGATGATCGCCACTGGATCAGCCATATGCCCCTCCTTCGCCTTTGTGCGGCTTTCGTTGTGTCCATCGTACAACCGCTGTCGGGCGGGGCGAAGGGCGGGGATGTGCTATCCTGTCCCATTTGGTACAGGATAGGACTTATCTGGTGTATTGGGCGAACCCATAACCCAGCAATTCGTTCAGATGCTGGTAACGCCCCACATTCACCAGTCGCTTGGTACCCGTGACAGGGAGGCCTGTGAGGATGGCAAGGTCCTCGACGAGTGATGCTATATCGGGTCCGATCTTCTCGGGATCACCGGAAACGTCAGCCATGAGCTTGCCCGCGGTATAGGCGATGGGGAAGGGGTCGAGTCCTGCTCCATAGAACTTGTCGTAGCCGCTCTTCAATCCGTTGCCGAGGAAGGGTACGACCGAGAGGAAGTTCTTGAATAGTTCAACCGCAGCTTCTTTCGGAAGGTCCTCTGGGTCCTCGGGCGCCCTCCAGCCGGAGAGGTAGGCGATGGCTATGCCCGATACGCCTATGCCTGCCAGAATTCCTGCAAGCTTTGCCGCCTCCCGCTCCTTGATTGCGTTGGGGATGTCGAAGGTATACATGTTCCATATCTGGTTGAGTTGGTTGGAGAACATCGTGAACCAGTTCGCCAGCTCGTTGGAGCGGTACATCTCGGCCACATCCTTGGGCCTACCGGCAGGCTGGGTGTCAAGGGTGACCTTCTGTGCCTCACGTGCGGCCTCGAGCTCGCTCGCGCCCTTGGCGATCTGGTTCTTGTAGACCGCTAGCCAGCCGATGGTGACCATCGCCTTGTCCATCCACATGATGGGCTTCATGGAGACCTGCCCCACCTTCCTTATCAACCTGACACCCTTGTTCGGATCGTAGCCTTTCAACTCCTCAGTGAGTCGGTCGTAGCTGCGGGCCGCAATCTGCGGATCCATCTTCTCAACGAAGCGTATGGTCTCGAATGGATGCAGCACCATCTCGCTGGCGGCAGCAAGCAGGTTCATCGGGTTTGCTCCCTTGAGATAAAATGCGAGCGACGGAGCCTGCTTGAGCACGGTCAGCAGGTTGAATCCGAGGTATGCGACGGCCATATTGTTGCGCACGACCCCCATCCAGCGGGTTACAGAATCGAATGATTTATACATGGTTGGGTTCGCCCAGTCGTTGACGTACTTGCGCAGCCACGAGTTGGCCCTGCGTCCGAAGCGTTGCTTGAGCCCATCGCGCAGCACCTGGTTGTCCGCGATGTACTGCAGGTCCTTGGCCAGGATTGCGGATGCAATGTAGTGCTCCTGCTTGGATACCTGCTCGAACCAGATCTGGGTTGCCCCCAGGCGAATGGGCTTCTGATGCTCGTCCGCGATCTCGATTCGCTCCTTGGAGAAGCTCTTGTTCGGATATCCTTTGCGCCATGCATTTCGGACCGCTATCTGTGATGCGAACTCGTCTCCGAGCGGCATCTGGTCGAGGTCCTGCCTGATCATCGTGAAGTAATTCTGCTCCTTGCCCATATCCTGGTTGCGGTCAGCGATGAACGTCTGATTGAGTCGATCATACTCAGCCTCGAAATCATCCAACATGTACGTCGCCCAGGCTTTCTGGTTCTCTGTCAGCTGTCTGGTAAGGTTTGCGACAACATCGAGTGCAATCTTGTTGCCGTAGAGTATGGCATTGCGGTTCTTCTCGTTCTTCATGCCGATCCACAGGTGCAGAACGTCGTCGGTGCGCATGGTGACGTCATTGTACGTAAGCTCCTTCTCCAACATTCCCACGGTGATGCCCAGCTCCTTCATCTTCTGCTGGCCAGCCTTCATGCGCCGCTGGTAGTTGCGGATCTCTGCGTCGGTTGCCTCGTTGATTTTGTTGATGTACCAGTCGTACATCACCCCCTCTTTGCCGCCGCTCATGAGCAGGATCATGCGAGGTGGCCGTAGGCTCATCGCCTGTGCGTTGAACACGGCACCGCTCTTCTGTTCCTTGTCGGATTCGATGGATCCGATGTTCTCGAAGACTTGCGCTTTCTCCCCGCCAAGCACCTCTGCGAGGATTTTGTTTACCGCCACGTCGCGCCTCATGCGCTGGGATTCGAGGAACGCTGTCATCTCGCGTCTGCCGCGTTCGCGTATGTGCTCAGTGATCCCATAGAGGAGTGCAATCTGATCGGTGGTGAAATCACCGAATGTCAGGTCCTTGAACCGCTGGATATCCTGCAGGAATGTCTCCACATCGTCTGCAGGATCGGAGAGGTAATAGATCAATGCTGTAGCACGGGCCGAGTCAGGTTCTGCCCTATGCAGCCCATCCTCCGTCTTCTCCATTCGGTACCATTTGGATGGGATGACAAACTCTGCGAGTGCCTCCATCTTACGGCCTACCGTATAGCTGGTGGTCTGCGGCGGAACAGGTCTGCGCATACGTGCGGCAACCCGCTCGACGAATTCCCTCGCCATCCTCACCTCGTCGCGCTCCTTCTGCTTATCGCGCAGCTGGGAGATTGCGGATTCCATCCTCTGCTTATATGCCTTGCGCAATTCTGTGAGCTCTGAGCGCCGACGCTGGTTTTCCGCCTTGATGGCTGTTTTCATTTTCTCACGGTCCGCTGCTGCCTGGTCCTTGAGCTTTTGCTTATTCTCTTCTGACCGCTCGATGATCTCCTTGTTAAGCCTGTCGATTTCCGCCTGCAAGTCATCATTCTCGCCCTCGATGACAGCCATTTCCTGCTGCAGCTGTTCTTCGTAGTCGACCAATCTTCCATAGGTGATGGACCCATCAAGCATCTGACGCAGAACCTCAGGATCCTTGATCAAAGCCGCGTTGATCGCCCGGCGCTCAGGCTCCTCGGTTCCGTAGACAATGTCCTCCGACCCCATCTTGGAAAGGGCAGCCGTGTCTCCGCGGGATGCGTAGTAGGCGGTAGCCATCTTCTCACGGTTGCGCACCGTGTAGCTTCTGATCATATCTAGATCGGCGTCGGTTATCTGGACACCATTACCGACCTTGGAAGCCAATCCCCAAATGAAGGTGGGAAGGCCGAGCCCCTGCCAGTTCTCGCGAGCCTCACTGATATCCTGCACGAGTGAACGCAAATTGCGGTCGCTGTTGACGATATCCATGAATGAGTCGATGTACATCTGTTTTGTCGTAGGAGAGGAGAGTTCCAGCAGCCGCTTGTAGAAATCGACATCCTCAGGAGTTTTCGTCCCCAGCACATCGAATCCCTGCTTCTGCAGTTCTTCCTCGACCAGGGCCTTGAGTTCCTCCGGGGAGTTGACGTCCTTGGCCAATGGCAGGATCCAGGAGAAGCTCCTGATCAACTTGCGATCAGCCAGCTCCTTGTCCGCCCATTCTTCCCCGGCATACGCCTCGAGCACGCGGTCTGGTACGGTGAGCCCGCGCTTCATCGCCGCCTGCACCTGGGTGCGGTGGCGTTGCATGTATTTTTCTGATATTGGTCTGGGTTTGGTTTCGCTGCCATCAAGTCCAGCAGCTGTACCCGATTCGGAGAGTTCGAACCGGGTAGTACTTAGATCTTCTGTTCCTTGGGATCCCTCTTCTGATCTTCCTTGGACTCTGTTTTTTCGTCTGCTGATTTCTTGCTGGAGGAGGAAGGACGCTTCATCCCGAAGACGATTGCTCCGCCCTTGAACGGGTGCCCATCCGGCAGCTCTTCTAGTTTTGTCGGTTCCGGGAACATCTTGATACTCCTCCTTTTCAATCAAGGCTGAGAACAGCCCGATCCAACGAGTCTCGAACTCACCATTGAGATGCTTATATATTAACCTTGCAAACTCTTGAATGTCCATACCTGAGAAGTTCAGAATCGTCATAAATCCATTTGCAGTGGTATGCCCGTCTGCCAGATGGGATCCATTGTCCTTAAGCTCGTAGATCCTCTTGTAGAGTGCCTCGATCTCTGTAGCTCCATAGCCCTCAGGCAGTGTTATCACCACCGCATCAACCGGTGAAGTGCCCAAAACCTCTTTATCGGATATGATTGCCATGCTGTCCTGCGACAAAGCGTAGCCCAACAACTTCGCAGCAGACAAGAGCAATTCCTCGCGTTCAAGCACCAACCCTATGGATGGGTTTGTTGCTCCCTCGTATCCACCGATCATGGATATGGTCTCGCCCCCGACCCCGAGTTCCTTCAAGGCCTCAGGGATGATCTTCTCTATTATGGTGCTTGTTATTTCAGCCTTGTCATTGTATGCCAAGCTGTTCCATTCAGCTGTGAGTTCCTTATTGTTTGGGTCTGGGGCAACTTCAAGTGCCAGCTTCCCTTTTGGCTTTGATCTTCCGATATCCCCCCTTGCATCAATTGCTTGCTGGGGAGGCCCGCTATACGTTCTCTGGATGGTGTCCGTATACTCCGATGCGGCCCAGCTCGGGGCGGTGATGTCACCGGAAAGCTCGATGATTTCTGCCTGTGCCTGAGCCTGGGTAATCTCCCCAGCCTTGTAGCGTTTCCAGATTTTGTCCGCATCCTTTTTAAGGCCGGATTTCTGGGATGCCTCAAACAAACCTCTCACAGCCTCCCATGTAATCGACTGCATCTCGCGTGGGAGAAGCCCCCTTTGCTCTGCCGCTCTCTTATACGCTTCCAAGTAGATCGGGTATGTCCCATTCAGGCCGGTATTGCTCGAAGAAGAAGCTCCGGCATTGCCGAACGCTTGGTTCACCTCTACGTCCGAGGAGGAGAGCGGTCTTAGAAGTGCAGCCGCCACTGCATGGGTGTCAATAGTCGTGAATCCATCCTTGCTGAACGGGTCGAAGATGTTGTTGTAGAAGTTCCTCACCTTGTGCTGCTGCCCGATCTGGTAGTAGACGTTCTCAGTCCGGCCATCCATCAGGATGGATACACCCTTTGCGATGGTATCGAATCCCTTCCATGCGGCGGTTGCGTTTTCACCCTTGTCGGTTGTTACATACTCCAGAACCCCGCCTTCCGGGGATATGATGCGATATGAGCGGTCATTATGCACCTGGTCATAGATGCGGATGTAGCGCGCTGCTATATCAGGAGTCTTGAGCAACTCACCGAGCGTATGACCGAATGCTGCACGCATCGTATTCTCGTAATAGATGAAGTCTGTTTTGGCTTTCTCTATTTCACGAGTAGCCTTCCTTATGACTTTCTCGTCGTCGCTCTCCAGCAACAGTGTCTTCTTGGCTATCGATTTTTCTGCATTTTTTTTAGTCATTGCGATAAGCTTTTCAGCTTCGCTCGTCATAGCCTCGTCCCACCGGTAGTCACGCATTCCAAATATCATGTCTGCGATGCGCTCGGCCTGTGTGACGTTCGGGAACCATCCATTCTGTGGAGACAGTACTGCAATGAGTGCAGCACCCTGCATCTCGCTGATTCCATATCTTCTGGCCCACGCCTCAACGGTCTTGCGCGCCCCCACATACCATAATTTCGCACGCATCCTTTGTGCGGCATCCATATGGTCATGGAGGAATAGCAGGTTGTTCACAATGTGATCGATGATCGACTCTACCTGTTCCTTTGGAGACATGCCGGAATCCGGTTCTCTCATATTCACCGTCTTGTACATCTGCTTCAAATTCTTTTCGAGTGTGGGGAGGTCAGACAACAGCACATCATACCCAAGTACCTTCAGTTCATTGAGCGGGTAGATCCCGATTCCTTTGGCCGACGGAAGGCGGGTGGACAACGTTTCGAACCGTGTGTCCTGGTCTTCCGCCATATACACCTGGGAAGGGGAGATCACAGCATACTCATACGAACCTCCCTTACGTGCCTCTGAGATCAGCCCGTCATACCCGTATTCCTCAAGGTGGGACACCAGATCCTCAGCCTCGCGCTTCAAGTACTGCTGAGCCATCCCCTTGTCGGTCCTGGCCTTCTCGAGCTGTGCTGGAACGGTATTTTTGAATTGGCTGTATTTCCTTGCAGCAGCAACCATGTTGTCGATATCTGTATCGGTGAGGTTTCGGAAATCCAACGGGTTCTCCATGCGCATGTATACCGGGTATACTCGTCCCGTGTCACCCAAAATCACTGATAGATTCGATTGGCCCCTGAATTTTTCTCTGGAGAATTCTTCTGCCAGGTCGTATCCGTCTGTTGCATATATGTACCCGGGCTCCCCGCCGTTGATCCGCCTTACGCCTGTGTTGTCAAGCGCTGTGATGGATTTGTTGGGACTCCCGTGGTAGAGGAGTTTTGGATTTCCGTTCTCATCAACTGCCTTGCTTTTCCCGAACTGCTCATTGAACTCTTTTGTGCCTACTGGGTGTGCTTGCTGGAAGAGGATATTGGGGTTGTAGGAATCCCATGTACCTTGGTTGTTGACTGATTTGATCTGAGTTGGCTTGAATACAACGAACGACTCCGAACGCCCTGTGGAGGACGGGTCAGTCATCGATACACCGTCATAACCCATGTCCTCGGCCGAACGCAGCACGTCGTCCTGGTAGTTGAGGTAGAAGTCTTGCGATCCATAGGACCTGTTTGCATCAACTCCTGTTTCCGAAATTCCTTCCCTGAACAATGCAACGTCCTCTATGATTTGGTCGTAGTCCTCAGCGCCTTCAAGCTCTCCGACCACCCTGTCGATCACCGCGTCCTGCTCTTCTGCGCTATCAAGCTCCCAAAGGTCGCCAAGTACGCCGAATTCATTGTGATCATAGTATCTGCTCTCCAGGTATCCCCCCAAAGCTGCAGGGTCATATTTATCACCAAATGCATACTTCAGCACTGCCTTCCTCGTTTTATAATCATTCAAGTTTGCCGGGTTGCTGGACCTCAGATAGACAGCGTACAGGTTGTCCCCGTAGAACACCGCCGTCTCTTTGTCCGGTGTAAAGAAATATCCATATGATGATCGTTGCTTCGAGAACACGTCGAACACATTCCGGGACCCGTGGTACAAAACCTTCGGTTCCCCGTTCTCGTCCACGACCTTCGATGCGTTCTCTGGATCATTCATCCAATCCCCAAACCACTCTATGAAAGCAGGTGTACGAACCTGCACCCACTGTTTCTCAGTGAGGTTGGTAGGCTTGCCGTTTGGGGCTTTCATCCACTGGTCGGTATTGTAATATCTGTCATAAACCTCGGCGTACTCGGCACGCGACAGGTCCTGCTGGAAGCGGATGTCGTCTATCTTCTTCCTTGCAATCGTATCCCTGCGTTTAATGATCGCCTTTCTGTACGGCTCGAATGCTGCAGTCGGGTCGTATCCCTGTTCCTCTAGAATACCCGCAACCTCCTGATCGGACAGGATCCTATTCACCTTCAGCGCACCGGACACAACCCACGTACCGCGGCTCCCCTCCTTGAACAGGTAATATCCGTCTTCCGGGATTATATCCTTCAAATCACGGGTAGGTTGGAGATCTGCCTGCATCTGGTAGTCGTTGTCCATCGGATACTCGACCTCGGCCCATACGCGGGTTCCCCCCGCACGCTTGGAGCGGTAGGAGCCGGTATCCGTCCCATTGTCACCCTTGAGCCACGGTGCGTCGGGAGTGGTTGATCCGATATGCCAGCCCGGTCTTCTCGCGAATCCCTTGGTAGGCAGGTTCTCCGCCTTGAGCCACACGCCGACAGGAGTTGGTGTCTTGGACCCGATGAACAACGGGTACAGCTCACCATCCACCATATCGAACAGCTTGTACCCTTTTCCTGTCTTCTTTGGCTGATAACCCTCTGCCACCTCGAACTGCACATCCTCGGTTTCCTCGACCGGCTGAGCCTCTTCAGTCTCAGTCGTCTTACCGTCCACGTCGGTCACCGACTCACCCAGTGCCGCATTCGCATCGGCGAGCAGTCGCCTTACCTCGAGGTCGGTCATGCGCACCTTGAATCCAAGCTTCCTGAGGATCCTGCGTACGGCATCCATGGCACGTTCGAGGAACCCCATCTCCACAGACTCGATGGTGCCGCCCTGCTGGAGCTTCTCCGCCTGAATGGCGAGATATTCATCGACCTGGTAGGCCTTGCTCTGACCCTGCACCGAAGCCGGGACAACAGATCTGATCCGCTTCTCCCCGATACGCTCGTACAATGCTGTGAGCTCATGATCGAAGTCTTCACCCAGCAACTGCCTGAGCCCCTTGTGTGCCACCCATTCGTGGGCATAGGTTGCTTCGATCGTATCTGCAGACGATGCCTCCGCAACGATGTATACGGATCCATTGTGGTAGGCGGCTCTCACATCCATCGGACCGAGACCGAGCTCGATTGCAGCCTGTTTTACGGCAGCCGGGAGGTTGTCGGCCTCTGCCACCACCTGTGTCTTGGTTCCCACCTTCGCATCGATTGCATCCACGACCTTCTGCATGGCTTCTGCATGTCTCTCGGCCTTGTCCGATACAGGGTCGTCTGCGGCCTTCTCCCAGCCCTGCTGTGCGTTCTCCTGCCTGGCCTTTAGCGTGCGCTCCGCTACGAGATCCTCCACTCCTCCTTCCTTCTCTGCAGCCTCGGCGAACTCCTCGGGGGTCATCTCGTAGGGTGGCTTCTTTGTAGCCTCTGCAGAAGCGACGGCCTCGGTGCTGGCAAGTGTTGAGGCATCGAACGGGGAGGAGATGATCGAGCGAAGCTGTTGCACGGAAGGAAGTGCCTGCTGCTCAGGTGTGAGCTTGTCGAGCTGGCGCATGAGCCGGGGGCTCGCCTTGGTGATATGATCTGCAGCTTGGGCGGCATCCATCGCCCGCGTCTCGCGGTAGATTGCCGACATGACGCTGCGAATCGGCTTGGTGTTTACGTCCTGTGTCTCAAGCTCGTTGATTACCGACTCCACAGTGCTTCCCACCAGCCGATCGGCGGCCCACGTTCCTTCGGTTCCCACAACCACGCGTCCCGACTGGCCTGCGACATCGAGCTCAAGGTCAACGCTATAGCGCCCGGACATACCGGGAATGGATGTATTGTCCTCGAATGCGAGGGTGCTCTCCGGCTGTTTCAGGAACGCCTTCTGGGCATCGTCCGTGATGATGTAGGCCCGCCCGCCTTGGATATCCACACGCCCGCCTACGGCAGACGCGAGGCTGTTCACCTGATCACCGAATGCGGCATAGTTCTCCTCTCCCAGCTGCTGGGTGTAATTGCTTCTCTGCTGCACTTCCACCTGCATGTTCTGCACGCCGCGCTCGTAGAGTGCCTGGTATGTGTCCATTCCCTCGACAACGCGGTACAGCTGCCTGCCGGTGAGCGACTGGCCCACGGGCACCACTTTGATGGGTGCGAGCTTCTGGCGGCCATTGGCTGCAGTATCGATGCGTTTCCCCACTGCCTCCTTGTCATATTCGGATATCGGGTTGATGATACTACCAGCTGATATGGTGACGCCGCTTTCGGTATCGAAATAGACTCGGGCATCAGTACGTGCGTCGCTTTTGGCCGTGGCCATGGAGACAGCAGTTGACCCTGCGAACGGAAGGAGACCGAGCGTCATCATGGTGGGGATCGACTGCAGAAAATCACCCGCAGCGTTCTTCAGGATGTCCTTGAATCCCACGTAGTCCCAGTTCGTACCATGCAACTTGGAGTCGACCCACTTTGCCAGGTTGTCTGTAACATCCTCGGTTACCTTCTGCAGGCCCTCCTCAAAGGATTCAACGCCGACGCCCTTGGCGTAGAGCAGTCCCCCCTGCATGGCGCGTTTCCACAAGGATGTGGATATGACACTTTCCAGTGTGTTGCCGAACAGGAGCTTGCCGATATTACCCAGCACAGCTGAAGCGGCCCACATCTCGGTCCCTGCACTGAGTGCTGAGGAGAGGTGGCGCGACCAGTAGACAACCCTCGGATCGAGGTGATTGCCTTGATCATCCTCCCACATGAGGCGGGAAATCGTATGCTGGTTCTGGATCAACTGCTTGCTCATCGCAAACCCGCCGGCGGCGGCTCCGAAAGTGGCAAACTTCGCAGTAGCCGCGAGCATTGGTGTGGCGGCAAGTGCGATGGGGGAGAGGGTTCCGAATGAACCGAGGGCCATCGCACCGAGTCCCATGAACGCGGCACCTGCAGCAGCTGCCGTTGCAATCTTCGTCATATATGGGACCGTGGAGGCCACACCCTCGAGCCAGCTTGTCGGGACCCAGCTCTCTGCATGCTTGAATGAGGGGAACTCAGCCATAGCCTTCAGGTATTCCTGTCTCAACTCCTCGTACCCCGCTTCCTTCTCCTCTGAGCTGAGGTTGGAGTTGTAGAGCCCTTCGAATCGGGCGTCAATTTTATCCAGCACCTTCTCCTCGAAGTTGGTTTTCTTCATGTACTCGTTGAAATATTTCCAACCGTCATAGACGCTGATATTATCCGCGTAGTCGAAGAGCCGCTTCTGAACATCCTCTGCATGGTGGAACGCATGATCGACCGACACGCCTGCGCGATCACTCATCCAGATTGCGTAATCAAGACGCGCCACATCCTGCTCGGTCTGCTGTGTCTCTCCCAATAGGCGCTGGTACTTGAGGGATGCACTGCGCAGGAAACCGGTATCCGAGGATGCTATACCCTGATACTGCTCGTGTGTGGCTTTCACCACGTTGGGGAGAGCAGGAATCTGCAGGACAGGCTGGGCATCGGGTTTCGCTATTGTACGCACAGTCGCGTTCTTGTACGGGTCTGATGCGGTGCCGGCATTGATGGCGTTCGGGATCTTCTCGATCATTGGCTAATTCCTTTTTTCGTTCAGGATTTTTTTAAACATAGCGTCAACGTGTTCCTGCTTGATGCCCCGTGACTTGAGGTCCTTCAACAGGAAGCTGTTGATGCTCATCCCCGTCTTATTGGTAGCAACCAGGTTCTTTACCGTGGTATAGAGAATGTTCCTGTCGCCTTCCTTCATGGCGGAGATGATAGGGTCGTCATCCGGTTTCACGGCAGACTGCTGTATGCTTGGTTGATCAACGACAGGCTGTTGTCTGGGTTTTGTGTAGTAGTCGATGCGTTCCTTCTCTGTGTTGGTGCGCTGCTTCGCCTCTTCACTTGTAAGCTGCTGATAAGTCGGGCCTATCCCCCCGGAGCCAGCCATCTGCATGGCAACAGCGCTGACCTCATTTTTCGCGATTGGGTTGTCTATCTGCGGATTTGGTTCCATCTCCTGCAGATAGAAGTACTGCCAAACCTGCAGGCCCTGCTCGTCGGTCATCGGAGACCCGTCCTCATCTGCAAGAGGCACCCCGTAGAGTGCAGATGGGTTTCCTTTCTCATCGATGGTCCATCGGAGGGTTACGTCGACATCAGAGGCCTCATTCCCGTATGCTTCTGCCAGCGCGGGGATCCTGTCCGCCTTCACCGAGTAGACGATACCTCGGTTGGTTGCTATCATGGCTGTCTCCGACGGCTCGATTCCCAAACCCTTGGTGAGGCTGTCGGTGTAGAAGGCGAGCATGCTGTAGGCCTCAGGCATGAGATCCTTGTCGACACGTCCCGTCTGGAACATGGCGAGGGCATCTTGGCCGGTCTTACCCCTCCATTCCGACTCGTCTCCGATGCCGTATTGAAGGAACCGCATCAAGCTTGCATTACCTATGTCCAGGTTGCTGGTCATCCATTGCTTGGCAAGCTCATCAGTCATATCCTCCGGGTGTTCGAGCATGGTGTCGTCGAACGCCTTTTGCAGCTGGCCTCTTATCGTGTCATATTTCTGCTGTTGCTGGAAGTTGAACTTAGCATCCTCTTTCACCTCGAACATGCTACGTACCAGTTCGTCTGCGAACAAGTCGATCTGCTTGGTATACATCTCGTATGCGGAGAAGGTCTGTGTATCACCAACAAGCTTCTCCAGATCGGAGAACTGCTTGTCACTGAGGTTTGCGCGGTTGCGCCCGATCTCAGCTTTGCGCTTCTCTGCACTCATATATTGATTCATGGCAGTGGAACGCAGGGTTGCGTAGGTCGCCGCCTGCCTTGCCTCCACGGTGAGTCCGTTGCGGGTGAACTGGTCGTACACCGCCTCGCGCGCTATCTGTGCTCTTTCAGCACCCAGCAAGTCAAAGCGCGAGTCCATGTCAACCTGCTCGCGGATTGTAGCGCCGGATATGCGCCGTGCCTCCGATTGATGGAGCGCTACGGCAGCCCTGTTCGCCTCTTCGACACTCGAGTATTTGCCATAGTGCTGGCCGGTCTTGCGGTAGGTGGCAATCGCCTCATTATCACTCAACTTCTTCCCGTCGACTATGGTCGGGATCAACACCTCGAGCCCATCTTCTCCGATTGAGATGGTAGAGACGGTCGATACGGTCCCATCCTCGTTGACCACGCTCTTGGTCGGGGTCTCAGTGATGGACGCCTCTACGGAAGGCTTCACCCCCATTACCTGGGCATCATATTCAGCAAACAACCCTTCCATAATTCTCTGATTGTACTGGACTGCTACCGATGACACATACAGATCCTCTGCCTGCTGGTAGCTTGCCTCGCTGAAGAATTTGGGACGCGCCTGCTTGCGGAAATCCTCACGCAGTGTTCCCTCCATCTCCGACCACAGGCCGTATTCGGTGCCGTTTACGGACACCTTTGCAGCGGCATCCGTTGCGGGCGCGAGCATGGCCGACTGATCCTGATCAGCAATGGTGAACTGCATGCGCCTGATCGAGAGGAAGTCCTGGTTGGCCTTCGCCTGATCGCGCATATTTTTGATCGCCGTATAAGCCGCCCCGTCCTTGTTCTGCGCCAACACCCGGTCTCCCTTGATGTAATCCTCAACCGCAGCCAGGGTAAATGAATCAGGGTTCTCTTCCTTCATCTTGTCGAAGTGCTGCACCATCGTGTCCTGATGCTCGCTGACAACCGACGAGAGCTCACTCTCGCGTACCCCAAGAAGGCTCTTCGCATAGTCGCGCATCACTTCAGACTCCGCATCCGTGAAGGGCTTGAGCTGTGTTCCCGGATTGGTCGGGTCGTCCTTGCGCTTGAGCGTACCCGCTATCGATGCTGCAACCGCCCCCCAGCCGGTGCCCTTGTCGATTGTCGAGGGATCCTGCACAGCGTCCACAATCTTGAGGATATCCTCCCCTGTGAACAACCCACTGTTGACCGCCTTTGCAATCTGGGTCCTTGTGTATGCGTCGTTGAACGCACCGTTGAGCTCACCCAACTTCTTCTCGTACTGGGTCCTCGCCATCGGCTGGGCGCTGTGTATCGTAGCCAGACTGTCCATCATGATCTCGTACACGCCGTTCGCATCCGCTCCCTTGCCGAGCATGGAGAGTGCCTCGTCGATGGTGTTCGAGGCAGATTCAGCGGCGAGCTGGTTCTTTACCTGGAAGGCTGTCTCATCGACGCCCGTGCGCATGTCGGCCACCAGCTGGTCCAGCACCTCATTGGTGAACCTTTCCTTGTACCGGTCGTTCTGCAGCCACTGGGATGCATTCTGCTCGTAGAACTCGTAGACCTTGGAGCTGAGCTCATCGCCCGCTGCATCGAGGTCGAATCCCTCGCTGTAGAATTTTGTGCTGGCATCCTGCAGCAATTCGCGCATGTAGTCCTGCACCTTGATCTGGGCGCTGCGTGCATTCGCCCCGTAGAGGTTCTCATCCGCTATCTGCGATACCTGGAATTTTCTCTGCGCCTGATCACTGGAGAGCTGTGCGATGCTGCCTATCGTCTGCCCAAGCTGCTGCAGTCCCGGTCCATAGTTCAATTTCATGTTGCGAACCCCTTGTTCCAGCTCCATAGGCTGCCGCGCGTTGTTTTCGGCTGTTTGAAATACGGCTGGATTACATTGCCTGCATTGTCGGGCATACCCGACCCCCACAAGTTCTCATTCGCACCCCATCCGTAGATGTTGGCACCGGTCCCCAATAAGGTGGTCCCGATGTTGAATGCCTGGTTGACGTAGCTCTGGTCGATGAGCGACTGGTAGTCGTCGATGCCCCACTGCTGCTGAACGTCCGCCCACTGCCCCTGTGTGTCAGCCCAGCCCTTCTGTGTATCGATCCAGCCCTTCTGCGTCTCGTTGCGCCCTATCTGCTCCTGCAGTCGGCTGATCGCCCGGTTGTACTCGCCTGCGGTATAGCCCCGGGCTTGGTCCACCATCGGTCCCATGATGCCGGCTGCGGCGCTCTGGGTGAGCAGGGTTGCATCATCGCGCTCAGCCTGCCTGCCAAGGTCCTCCTGCTGGTCCACAATCTGCTCGTTGGCCCAGTCGATCTGATCCTGCTGCCAGTCCATCTGCTGCTTGTCCCACTCGAGCTTCTGGTCGTTCCATGTGCCGGCGACCTCGGCGCGCTGCTGGTTGGTTCTTGCCTGCCTGCGCTCCGCCTTACCCTGGGAGATGGCCCCCCAGATATTCCCTGCAGCAGAAAGCAGGAGTAGTGTAGGTGTTATAAAATCCATGGCTTACCCCTCATATTGCTTGTACACCACATCGAGTGCGAGCAGTTCGCACTCATCCATGCCCGATGCCTTGATCTGTATATATGGTTCATCACCGAATGTGGTGCTGACAGGAATCTCGCGCTTGCCTGTGATGAAGTCATCGGGGAATTCCACCGGCTGTTCATCGGTTCCGTGCTCGTTCCCCACCTCGACCGACAGGTCCGTGCAGGGAGCTGCCATGTAGAGATCCACACGGCTCACGCGCGATCGCTTGGAAAGGGACCCATTCTGGGAAATAGGGAATGTCTTGGCCAGCGAATCGTACTTGAGCCCGACGTAATAGCGGTCCCCTGTAAGCGGGCCCACTCCCTCTAACTCTACTATGCCATTCGTAACCACACCATGCTCAATGATCCATCCCTGGAATTCGCTATAGTAGAGCACTACCACAGTTCGCCCCTCGTAAAGGTTTGCATCCCCGTAGACGCCCTTTGCATGTACTGTTACGCTTGCCATCAGACCCCCCTCACCAACATGAATCGGTATTTTGAAAAGATGTAGTTTATCGAATACCTGCTTGAGAGTACATACACGCCGGAGTACTGTTCTGTCTCATCAATACTAGATACTGAATACTGCCAAACCCCATAGTCATCACGCATTAGCCCTGTTGCATAGGAAAGGGATGGAATATCAATATATTCAATCGATGCAGGAAGCGTTCCCTGCAACTTCATATTCAAGATTTCATTCACCAATACTCTGCTCGCTGCCTTCCATACGTACCCATTCCAACTGTACGTGTAATTTGTAAATGTAGAAGTATTTACTGATAAAGGCAAAAGCTCAAGGTATCTCATAGCCTCGGCAGTTCCGCTTGGATAAACGGTGTTCGTCCCTGCCTCGGTTATATATCGACTCGCATAACTTCCAAAATCTTTTACGATAATGCCTCCAGAAGGTCCCGTATCACCTATTGCATAAGGAGTGAACTGTGCATAGAGCGTCACATTGGCCGCAGGAATCGTAAACGATTCCCCCGGGTTCCAGGATTGCCCGCCGCCATTGGCCTGCGTGTTCCACCTGAGGAACTTGCCCTGATTGTGCAGGTTCGTCGGTGTTCCGATGGTGATTGCTGAACCGTATGCAGCGGTCTGTGCTGCAGGGACCGTTCCCACAGTCGCCCCGTTGCTGTTGTAGGTCACTGTGTAGTTGTTTACTATGTACTTGGCATAGAGCACGACTGCAGTCGCCGGCATTACGAAAGTGCTCCCTGCCGTGTAGAGTGTTCCCATACCCGATGGGTCCATTGTCCAGCCGGCAAACGAGTGGCCGGTTTTTACCGGTGTACCAACCTTGACTGTTACCGTGGTCCCTGCATTGTGCAGGTCACCGTCGGTTGGGACTCCTGTTCCGCCGTTAGCGTTGTATGTGACATAGTTTGTCTCTATCCATACAGCATTGAACGTAACCGATCCTTGGACATTTTTTGTATAGCTGTTCCCCGGGCTTGCACTGATATCACCAAGCTGCCAACCCACGAAGGCATACCCCTCCCTGCTGAACCCGTTTTCTGGAAGTGTTATCGTACCGTTGTAGTAGCATGGGATGGATGCAACTGATCCCGTGCCTCCGTTGCCGCTGAAGTTCACCATCTCGGAATCCCAACCGTCCAAATTATCGATTATCAGCGTACAGCCCGCTGCCTTGAGTGTGGCCGCATCCACGATGCCTGAGTTTACATCCAGCGGACCGAGGCCTGTGAGATCGAGCACCACATCATTGCGCCCACCTGCAATGACTGCGGCCAGCACCAGCGGTATCTGCCCCTGAGGCAGGGAAGTGTTGGCAAGATTGATGGTTTTCCATGACGCCGGGCATTCTGCAATCTCCCACCGTGTGACGGGGTTGCCGCTAAGATCAAGCATAGCATCACCCTCGTAATCATCCATCAAGTTCTGCCAGATGTCGGGGATGCTTCCCGTCAGGTTGTTTCCGCTTAGATCCAGCGACGGTATCTTCCTGAAGTAGTTGAATCCTGCACCAGCTATATCGCCATCAAGGCCGAGGTCAGACATATCCATAGCACTGGTCCGGTCAAACATCGCATCTACGCTCTTGATCAACGCAGTATCCCAGTACCAAGTAAGAATCGATTCGTTGGTAATCTGGGTGGCAAACATGTTGTAGTTGTCGGTATTCACGAATGATAGCAACCCATCAAGTTTTAAATTCTCGATGACGTCGTTCTCGTGTACAAGGTCACGCCTTCCCAACCTTACCAGCTGACGCACGAGCAACGGTTCCTCCGAGCCCTCGCGTTCCTCCGGGACAAGAATAACACCAAACAGGTCCCCGCTTTCACCGGCTACGATGTCATAGAGAGATCCGTGCAGCTGGTGACGGGCGAATGCATACATGTCAACAGTTTTCTCATAGGAAAGGGATACCAGCGTGCCGTCTTCGCGCAGGATCCAGATGATGATCATGGGGTCGTTTACTACTACCATCTTGACGGCCTTGTATGTCTGAAAAAGGTGGTTGCTGTACACCGTAAGGTCGAACGCCCGGTAATTCTGTGCCTGGTCTGCGTACTCCACCTCGCGCAGCGTCTGCCTATCCTTGTGGAAGAAAATAATGGACCCAGCGGCTGCGACCGCATGGATGTTGCTCGACGCATGGCTGGTGACCTTGCGCAGCTGAAATGAGGTTGGGGTGATCACCCCGCTTACAGCAAAAATGCCGCCAGACGTGCCGATGTAGAGTTGGTCCGTTACATACATCCACAGGATCCTGCCCACCTTGTCCCCACTGATCTTTACAATCCATGGCTCGTTGTCGCTCGTACCCTGGCCGAAGTTCATGTATGAGTAGACCTCACTCCCGAAAATCGTAGAAGGACGTGCAGCGGACCCTGCAAAGATGAGGCGGTTGTGATGTGCCACCATCTCCCTGGGAACCGTCTCTTCCCGGTATGCATATGATGATCTGAGATAGGTTGAGCCCGCAAGGTCCGACGGTGCGGTGAGCTTGGACCAGTTTGTCGTGTCAGCGGCCGGAGCCGTAGCCCCTGCCGTATGGTTTTTGATGCATTCGTAGTAATCCAAACTCCCGTCTACAATCACGTCTCCCTTGTAATAGGGTTGCCCAGTAACCCATGTAGTATTATGAAGGAACCTGTATTCTCCCTCGTCATCCGGCCCCTGCAGCAACTCGTGCCCTACACGCGGTGAGACAACCTCGAAGCTGATATACGGCCGATAGACGGCTCTCCAGTAGGCTGAACCGGCTCCGGCCGGGTCGCCGTTTGTGTGCTTCTGCTTGCATTCAAAGTACATCAGACTGGTGCCGCTTTCCCGGTAGACCACATCGCGTTCCTTGTACTCTACGCTGTTGCTCCATGCTGGTACTGTTTTGAGCGGATCCCAGAAGATGCGGTAGATCTGCGTCTGGGCCACCATGTACACGTTGTTCTCGACCTGTGCGATGCGCACGTCGCGCGTATCCTCGAAGTTTATCTCCGGGTACGTATAAGCACTCCCTGTCCAGTTCCATATGCGCTGCAGAAATGCGGGGTTTCCGTCGGGTGTGTTTACCCAGTAAGCGACAATGTCGTCGTTTTCGTTCTCGTCCTCGTCTGTGTATTCGGTGAAGGAGAGCAGGATCTCCAACTCTTCGTTCTTCGGTATGTCGTGGATGCGGAACTCGGTGTCGTATGTTGCATCACCGAAATCAACGGTGTCACCTTCACCAACCTTGGGGATATCTGCACCAAGCCCGGTTGACCCGAGCTTGAACATTCGCACGGCAGGAGGAGTGTCGCTGGGGGGAAGCAGCTCGAGCACCTGACTCCCAGGTCTCCGTACGAGTCCCCCCCTTGGGGTTGGAAGCATGTTCTCCATCCGTTCGACACCGCGGTGCTGTGCTGCAAGGTCGCTGCGGTAGCGCATGTTCGGTGAGAGTTCCCCTCGGTTGAAGTCCACGAATGCCATACAAACTCCTTACTGCAACTCGTCGTCCTGCGTACTGTGTCCCCAGAAATCCTCTCCCCCCGCCGGGCGCATGTCGTTGGCCTTCGCGATGGAGAGTGCGTTGTAATAGCGTGCGTCCATGGAGGACTGCAGCGCCGTGTTCTGCGTGAGTGTGAATGCGATGAGGGATGCCGTCTTGTATGCAACTGCGTCGAGCAAGGCTGATGGCGTAGGAGGCTCCAAATCCGTGTCGATCGCATCCATGTCTACGGGCAGCAGCCCGTCGCCTGACAGGTAGGTGAGCCTGATTGTTTTCTGGACGGACCAGATGTAGGGCCCGCGCTTGACGGCCTTGCGGTCGACTGCACCCGCATTGTTCTTGATGGTGACGACCTGCACGCAGTCGTCTGGGATGGTGAACCGGTAGAGCCCGTCCGCATCCTCGATGAGCTCGTCATCGTCGTCGGTGTCCGCGTCCAGTGACGCCAGGGCGAGAAGGTCGCTCCAGGGATTGCTCTCCAGCACCTCCCTCCATGCGGGCTCGTATGCAACCGCCACCGCTATATGCACCGGGTCCGTTGTTCCCACAACCCCGGTTATCGGCCTGGTCCCGATTGCCAGCAAAGCCCTGTTGATGATCTGCCTGTGCGTCATGGCCGTTCCTTGCAAGAGAGCAGGGGCGCGAACCCCTGCCTCGAATAGTCTACGAGATCATCAGCCCTTCTTCCCGGAAGGCCCGATGAACACCTGCACCGCGCCCTTGTTGATGGCGTTGGATGCCCCGCCGCCGTTGGACAGGATGTTGACCATGATGTAGCGCCCCACACCCTCGGGGAGCGGGATCTCGAGGTTCTCGAGCTGGCTCGCCTGGTATGCGATCGCATGCCTCACGTTCACTGCATTGTCCGCAGCACCGCTGAGCAGCGTTGCGACGAGCTTCGGATCGCCGGTCCCGTCGATGGTCGTTCCCTTCGCATCCGGTCGCGGCACGATGTATACACTCTGGCCCTGGTAGTTCGGGTTCGCCGAACCAAGGTCGAGCACGTTCGTGTTCACGCCCGTGGTGGATGCAATGTCGTCGACCTCCGCATCGAAGGCCTCGACGATCGCATTTCCGGTGGTCTGTACGAAGGTCAGGATGTCCAGCTGGTCGTACGCCATTAATGCTTTCTGTGCCATATCACCCTCCTTAGGCGATTGCCGTCTCGGTCGAGGTCATGGCCTCGACGAGTCTGATCGGGATGTTTCTGAACATCGTCACGGGCTGTCCGAAGGTATCCTGGCTCACGGTGCATCCCAGAAGATGCTCCAGAGCATAGATGTCGAACTGGCTCTTGATGTCGGCATTGCAGTAGATAACCGCATTGCGTCCCTTGCTCGTCAGCTTGTTGATGGCGCGCACCAACTCGTTGATCTTGTCGGTGTCGAACAGGGTGTTCGAGGATCCCGAGCTCTCGATGTTCACCAGGCGGTGGATGTTGCGGTCGTCCAGCAGCTTGATGCCGAATGCGACGCGGATGACGCTCTCAAGGGCGTCGAACCGGTTGTCGTCGTCGTCGGTGATCACCTGCCGCCCGTTGTCGTACTCGCTCACGCCCAGCGCCTGATGGACCAGGCGGTTGCCTGCGTTCCCGTTGGGAACTGCCTTGGGATAGACCAGCGCGCAGCGCTTGGGATCCCACTCCACGAGGAGCAGGGAAGCGGTCGCACTGTTTGCACCACCCATCTTGGTGACGTTCGCCTGGGAGGAGTCACTGGTCCTGGTGAGGAATCCGTTGATCACCTCTCCGTCCTCACTGTGATCTCCGTACATCAAGTGCTCGGCCTTCGCCTGTGCCATGGCCTCTACAAAGAGACCGATCTGGTTCAGACGTGCCTGGGTCCCGCCGTCGGGTTCGCTGTCAAGCAACAGGGTATCGATGTAGGGGCGTGCCTCCATGATCTCGATGAACTCGCGGTGCTGTTCGGTCTTCCCCACGCCCCCGGCCGCGCCGCGGTTGATCCTGCGGTTGCCGACGCTCGGCAGCGAGATGACCTTGCTCGATACGTCGGTGAACCGGTCATTCGCCATGACATAGGGTGCATCGATATCGAGTTCGTTGTACTGTGCCAGGACGTTGACCACCTCAAGGAGGTTTCCGCCGGGCCCGATCTGCTTCATCTGTTCAGCCAGCGTCAATGCGCCGGGTGTCAATGTTGCCATTTTTGTTTCCTTTACCTGTACATTTCAGGGCTGTTGGGGAAGCGCCGCTGTGCCTCGGGCACCTCGGATTTCTTGCCGTCCACGCCTCTGAGCAGGCTGTCGCCCCCGATCGAGTCGGAGATCCTGGCGAGCATGCGGATCAGATGGGCGTTGTTGCCCATGCCCGTCTGCTCGAGGTAGGTGCGCAGCTCCGGGGTTGCGAACCGCGCGAGGGCCTGCTTCGCAGACTGCACGACCTGGGTGAACCCGTCGCCGTACTCGGCCTTCAAATCGGCCTCCGCCTTCTGCCGCTCCTGCATGTTCACACGCCGAAGTGTTTCCGCACCCGTCTCGACCTGCTTCTTGGTGGCCTCCCACAGCGCCTTCGCCTGATCAGCGGTAACACCGCTCTTGTGGTACAGCTCCCGCTGCGCCTTTGCGAACTCGTCGGAGAAACCCTTCGTGTCCAGCTCGTAATCCTCGGGCTTTGCCGGGATTCCCATAGCCTTTTGATATGCCGCCACCTCTTCAGGCGTGGCACCCTCTGCGGGTCGTACGATCGCCTTGTCCGCCTTCTCTTTCCACTGCAGCGCCTCCTTCACGAAGCTCGAAGGCTTCTGGTGCGCTGTGATCAGCGGATTGTTCCGCAGCTCGGCCTCGAGGCCCGAGATCCATCCAGGAAGCTGTCCCTTCCCCGCATCGGGGTTGTTCTGCCCTTGCGGATCGTTGGTCTGCGTCCCGGCGGCCCCTTCCTGCCCTGCAGGTTGTTCTCCACCGAGCAGCGTCTCTCCGCCCGCTGCGCCCTCCTGCTCCATCAGAAGCAGGGGTTCCCATGATTTGATCAGCATCACTCGTCTCCTTTATCGCGCATGACCGGCAGGCCCAAGAGCCGCTTGATCATGTCGCGTGGGTTGCGTGTCTCTACGTGCGCCCGGGTGATTTCCTGTACATGCACCGCCTCCCATGCACCCATTTTCCCAAGGATCCTGCGCCCTACGTTGAGCCGCGCTATATCCTGGGGGTTCGTCATATCCTCGAGCGAGAAAAATCCGCAGTCGTTGAGGATGTCCATGAGCACCATCTGTCCGCGCTCGGTGGCGAAGGTGCTGCGGTACAGGTTGTTCAACTCTCGTGCCGTCATGCTCCTCCTCCCGTCATCTGGGCCGCCAGGGCCTCAAGCTGCGCTGGATCCACCTGGGACATGTCTTTCATCGCCCGTGCGTTCTTCTGCGCCGCGTCGGCCTGCAGGGGCCCGAGCTGGGCCTGTTGCATCTGCTGCATCTGCGCCCTGATCTGCTCGTCGCTTGCGATGATGTCCTGAGGAAGGGTCGAGTCGTTGACCAGGTGCTTTCCAAGCTTCGTGCCGTCGATGGCCATCCTGAGTTCGGGCCAGACCTGCGAGTAGGCGATGATGCGCTGCAGCGGCATATCGATCGATTGTTTGTCGTAGAACCGGTGCATGACCTGCGTCATGGGTCCGATGTAGTCGATTTTCAGCTCTGCTCTTCCCAACACCTCCCAGAGCTCGGGCGGTGGGGTAGGCAGCCAGCCCTGGGCGGATGCAAGTTCGAAGTACCGGTCGAACAGCGGGTCGAACAGCTCTGATTCCACACGCGTGGTGATCGAACCCAGCAGTACAGCCTTCTCCGACTGCATCTCGAGCACCTCTGTTGCAGTACGCTTACCCTCCGCACCGCGGTTGAGGGCAAGGAACACGTCGACGAAGAAATGCTCCTTCACGGCCTCGCGCAGCCTCTGTTCACGGTCCATGGCTATCGGATACTGCCCGACCTGGTTGATAGGGTACACGCGCCTCGACGGGTCAATGTAGGGGTTCATCCCCTTGGGGTTGAGGTTCATCTTCCCCATCATCTCCTGCGGGACCGAGAGGGCGGGCCATACCGATGCATGCCCGGCTTCCAGCGTGGTCTTGGAGATTTGGTTGGATAGGATCACATCGTTGTACGCGTTGTGCGCGGGTCCCCAGCCATAGACACCACCATGAGGGGTTGACCATCGCCAGGTGATGTAGGGGATTGCGTCGTAGCCGCTCTCGCGGAGCAGCACGTTGCGTGCGGTCAGCACCCAGTAGGATGCATATTTCTTGTTCAGGTTGTCTATCTTGGTAACGTCGCGGGTGTCACGCGGCAGTACGCAGTGCAGCAGCTCGTGCTCCTGGTAGGGCCTTTCCTTGGCCTCGGACATGAACTGCTCATCCAGCGAGTCTCCGAAGAGCCTCACTATATCCTTTGCATGGAGGGACACCTTGCGGAACACGGTGTCGATTCTCTTCGCCTCGTTTTCGGCGATCCACACATCGAACGGGTCCACAACCACGTTCACCAACTCATCCTCTCCCGGAACCGTGTCCACGTAGAGGGTGGCGGTCGCTATACTGCCGCCGATGCGGAAAACCTCGTTGATTGCGTCATAGAAGTTGGAGCGGTCGAGCATCCAGTAGAATAGATCATCCAGTTGCTGCATATAGCGCCGGAGCCGGCCCTCGTAGGGCTTCTTCTGCAGCATGAGCGAGCTCTCCATGCCGATCTTGAAGGAACGGGAGGAGCGGTTGGCCATGTAGCCCTGCAGGCCGTTCGCCAACGTGGTGAGTGCGCTCATCGGGGTCCCGTCGTAGAGCGTGGGGAACGCGGGCTGGTCCCTGTAGAACTGGCCGTCGTTGCGCTCGGGCGCAATCCACTTGACTATATCCTTCCACTGTTGCTCCTGACGCGTGCGCCTACTCTTCAGATCGGCCCACAACAGCATCAGGCTCTCGACACGGGTTTTTGCATCCATACCTCGATTTTCGCCCCATGCAGGGGAGCGTGCAACGGGGCCTATGTGCTAACGTGTACCAAACGGGACAGGATAGCGCCTTAGAGGCCGAAGCGCAGCGGGTCGTAATCGTTTTCCGTCCTCAAAATCCGTTTGCGCACCACCTGTATGCCGTGGCTTCGGTATATCCACCACACGTTCATGGCAAGGGCGAGAATGATGTCGTCATGGTCCTTCTCCCTCCACGCCTCGTAGCTGGTGCCTCCTCCTGTTTTGGGCTTGGGCACGAAGGTGGCGAACTCGTGGCGGATTTGATCAACCAATGCCTGGTCGAGCCCTTCTGCGAACTTGAGGTGGCGGTTGCGCAGTGCCAGTTGCAGGCTGCTGATCAGCTCCAGCTTGGGGACGGTGTAGCCGTAGTCAGCCTGGTTCGCTTTCATCCCGCTGGTGATGGAGATGCCGATGGGGCTCATGCCTTGGCGCACCATCATGTCCCATACCGGCTGGCCCACGCCCGTGATGTCGATGAGGTGCGAGCAGTTGTCGATGAGCCTGAGGTCCGAGAGCCGGGTGCGCGCATCGTCGATCACCACGTCGTAGGGCACGAACTTGCGCTCAAGCCAGCGCACGATGATCTCCGGGTAGATCACATCACTCTCCGGCTCGTCCCCGAAGCTGCGGATCTCCTCGGTCCTGCTGCGCACACGCGTCCTCGCCTCGGTCAGAACATACGCGCTGGGATCCCCGATCTTGCCCAGGTCCTGTGTAAAACAATAGTCGTGCATCATCTCCTCCAGAATGAATCGATCTTGACCGTGTCAAGGTGGATGTCGTAGTCGAACGTCTTCTCCCCGATGCCCGCGCTGAACGCTGCATCAACATCGTCCATGTTGAATATGGCACCCAGCTGGTTGAGGAACTCGCAGTAATACTCCTGCCTGAAGAAGAACTCATTGCGGTTCATCTCCTTGAACTCCTCGAGAAGGAACTCCCTCGTATGCCTGGGGCTTATATATGCCTTCACGCCACGTTTACGCTGATCCTCAATCCATTGTTCACTGTCGAACTCCGGGTACTCATTGGGAAGCACCTCATGCAAAATATCCTGCGCTCTGACATATACCTTCACCCATGTATCCGATGGCCTCTCCCACGTATTACAGAAGAACCCCTCTTTCCCGGCAGGGGTTGAAAGCAGCAGCAGGTCGGTCTTGCCCCCCGCCATCATCGGCCTGATGGTCAGGTACAACTCGTCTGCAACACGCGATGACTCGTCTATGACGATGATGTCCGGGTCGGAATAGCCGCGTGCGGAACCCGGCGAGGAAGTGAACGCCTTGATACGGGACCCGTTGAGGAGCTTCTTTGTCTCAGAGCTGTCCCTGACGAGTACGATCTCCGGGTCCATCTTCATGAACACGCTGATCTTGCTCATCAGCTCGACCGACTGGTCCTCGGTGGGGGCGAACAGCAGGATGAGCGAGCCTGGGAAGTACTTTGCTCGATGCACGACCTTGGCGGCGATGACCGTCGACTTTCCCGACTGCCTCGCGCACAGGAGGATGAGGCGATGAATTCCGGGGTTGAGCACCTCGACCTGCCACTCGAAGGCGAACCACCCGAGGCTTTCCATGTACCGGTATGGATCGATGCTCGCAGCCAGCTGGTCAGCCAGTGATTTTGCCAAGACCATCGGCTATCTCCCTCCGCATCTGCGGGTCTCTCTCGGTGGCCTTGAGGATCACGCTCACAACCTGGTCCCATGCAGGGGTTCCTATGAACGAGGACCGCCCCTGGTCGACCGACTTCCACGCGTTGACCAGCGTTTCCATCTGCTTTGTCAGCACCTCGCTGGATTTGACGAGCAAGATCCTCGGGTCCGTCTCCGGGCTCGAAATCGAGACCACACGGTGGACACCCACCTCTGCGACGCGGTTGAGCAGGTCCTGCAGCTTCGCCTTGTGCTTCTCCCATGTGATCTTGACGACCTTGCCTTCCTTGTCGCGCTTCTCCACCATCTCCTGGTAGACGATCTTCACCTCCCCCGCCCTCGGCCCCATAAAGTACTCTCCAGCCTTGTCCGGGTCCTCGAGCCAGCTATCACATGCATCGGACAGCTTCTCCATGCGCTGCACCGCTTTGAGGATGACCTCGAACAGTTGCTGTGCATCGGTGATGTTGCGCTTCTCCACAGCCTTCACCACGCGCTCGGGAAGCCTTGTCCTTTTGTATCCCAGCAATGCTTGGCGCGATATTCCGTATTTTGACGAAATGATTGATATCTGTAAACCTTCCGCGAGCTCTCTCTCTATCTCCACCCGCTTTGGATGCAGCTCGACCACAGTTGGCCTTGTACGCTGCTTGGGCCTCGAGTCGGTCATCACGCCCTCCCGTCGTTGATCAGGTTATGCCACCGCTTCACACTATCCACCTCTGCCTTCGTCGCATCCCTGAATCTGATGCCCGGCATGCCAGGGTAGGTGAGGTATGGTGTTTTCATGATAGGGTACACCACCCACATACGCTTCCATCTTCCGTCACGGCCCTGCACGAACGTCTCGCCGATCGCCCGGTTGT